CGTGCATTTTGGTCTACGACAGACCATGGTTGTGACTGTCCTCCAAGAACGTGAGTCTCTACTCACTGTTCCGTTATGAGGATCAGGATCCGTGTTCAACTTGTGAACACAGTTCAGCCCTTTAGGGGCCACAATACAACGGGACTCTTAGAGCCCTCCTGACCAAGAAGGTGCGGGTATTAGCCAACACAATCTAGCAGCGGTCAGTCGATTGTCCCAACAAACTCCTCCTCTACCTCCCCTTCATCAAGAAGGGGGCCTTGGACATTCTCTTGTTCATCTATCGGCGGAACTGCAATACCAGTGATGGTGATTGCTCTAGTTTCTGACACCAGATGATTATTAGAATTCAAGCCCGCAGCCCCAATCGTAACGAAAGGAGTGTAGAGTAGGGGCGAAAGGTTGTTATCAACGTTTTCGTGCTCTGAACCATTGAGCTCTTCGTGGATACCAGGAAGGTGGGTGTGAGTTCGCTCAACACCATTCTTGTCCTTAACCTGAACCTGCCAAACAAAGTCGCTGTCAGTGCGCCGCAATGCGGTACACCTAGCTTCTAGGAAAAAGCAGGAAGGATCCTTACGAAGAGGTGGGTTCTTTGTTTCTCGGAATTCGGCGATCACTTTCTTAGGCAGATATCCCATCTTCCACTCAATATTCTTTTTGAGCGGGTCAAATGGTGCCTGGTAATTAAAAAGTGAATTAGTATTCCTCAATTCTCCGACTTTGGACTCGAGCTCCCTGAGAGGCTCGTCCTTTCGTCTCATGACAATTTTACCATAACATAAGTTTGATGGTACACGACCAATGGTCTTCTTGTCATTGCGGTATGTTATCCGGCCTTCGTAGCCGAGATTTTTGTTGAAGTCAACCAGTGTCTCTTCTCCAATTTTTGTGGTGGCTCCCAGCTCGCCGTTTTTTAGGCGGCGATGGAGGAAACCAGCCAGCTTTTGCTGGAATGGAGTATAATACACTAGGTCTTCGATACCTTCGGGTGAGACACCCAGGCCACCATAGGCCGAGGCTGCGGTTAATGAAATGTCGCCATCTCTTGTATGGCTTTTTATCTCAAACCTGAAGTTGTGCTTAATAGCACTCCAGGTCCGCTTTTTGTCGGAACAGTTTTCCAAAAGATCTGTCAACTTTTCAGCGAATGGCTTTTGTCTTAGCTCTGCACGGCATCCGTGCTGCCAACCTAGGGCCTTCATGCTCTCATTTTGGTACAGGAGACCTGTGTTCAAGTAACCAATCTTTGTGAAGGAATCCGACGGTGACGTTCCATATTCGTGGGCGGAAATTTCCGGCTTACCTATGGACTCAGTCTTGGATTCTCCTTCACTTGGAGTTGGCTCTTGACACTTTGTCTCCTTGCACTGTTGAGCAGTTAAAGCCTTGGCTGTATTGACAGCATTGACCCTCTCTTCCTGACTCCTATAAGAGTAACAGACCGAATTAACGGTAAGGAAGTCTTTTGCCAGGTAGTTCTTTCCCTGACTGAGCGTGAATCCCGCACGGGTAATCCACTTGTGCCATATTACGCTGAGCTCATCTGTTGCACGGAATAA